AAATTTTATCGGAATACACAGGAGAATAAATAAAAGAAGCAAACTCGTGAATAATCCGTTTATAATTCCAAATGTTATCTTCCAATAATCGCCTAGAATAACTAGGAAAACAATTACATGAGCCATAAATATTGGCAATCCTATGTATAAACAACCTTTATTTGATGATTCCTCGTTCATAGCGTATCTCCATTAGCAATCAAACTTTTAATAAATGCATCTTTTCTATCCATAGCTTCGTTATGATGGCGTATCTGTTCATCTTTGAAGCTAATTTGGCTCTGCAAAAATTCTATCTGCTGCATATAGAAAGCTTCTCTGTCTTTGTATTTTTGTTCTTTAGCAACTAATCTATCCTGATATTGTTTAATAATCTCTTCTTTGAGGTCTAATCTTGTCTGAAGTGTGCGGATTTCAAGGCTGTCATTATCTGATGGTGGGCTTAAAACATCTGCTATAGGTTTCAGTACTTTTTGATAATCATGATTGTGGTTATGTTTATCTGAAAACACAAGTTTTATAGTAGATAAAGAAACCGCCTCGCCGTTTTCTTCGGTCAACCTCGCAATTTCTTGATAAGATAATCCCTTTTCTTTCCGAAGCTTCTTTAATTCTTCAACTAATTCGTCTTTTTTAGCACTAACCAATTTTATTCTCCTTTTTAGCCTACGATTGTACTAGGTTTATACCAATTTTGGACTTTATTAACCAAAATCAATATGTTAATTTAAATGCGTTCCGAGTGATTATGTATGGAGTCGATGGAGTAGTGATGCACAATATCGGCTCTATACATCTTAAAACGTGAGGTGTTGCGATGAAATCATTTGAAATCTTTAAAACTCTACCAGAAGACAAACAGGAAGAACTCATTGCTTTGATGATAAAGCTTTTAACATATTATCAATCAATGTTTTCTGTTCAGGATTGAGCATGGTGTAATATGTCATAAATCTCTTTAAACGATTGTCTTCTTCAGTTTCATTTGAATCTGATTCTATTTCCATAGGAACATCAAATCCCATAAGCCATAAGTAATTAACATTTAGGGCTTCGGACATTAGAAGTGCAGTAGCATTTGACGGACAATGTGATCCGTTTATATACTGACTAATAGATGCCTTATTAATTCCTGTCTTGTCAGCAAGGTCTTGCTGCTTCATATTCCTTAAAGAAAGGATACTTGATATTCTTTTTGCAATCTCTGGATACTTCATAGGGATACCTCCTTTTTGTTTTGTATCCGTATTTTAACATATATGAACTACAAAATAAAAATAAAAGTTAAAATAAATTAAACTTTTGTGTTGACACGAAAGTTAAAAGGTGTTAAACTCTGACTAGTTTCAAAGAAAGGAGGACATGAAAATGGTCGAGTTTGATTACAGTAAATTAAGAGGCCGAATAGTTGAAAAATTTGGCACGCTTGGAGCATTTGCACAGGCGGCCGGAATTACAGAAGTGGCGTTGTCACGCAAGATGAATAACAAGATGTCTATAACCAGAGATGACATGATTCGATGGTCAGAATTACTTGATATTTCACTTGATGACTACGGCGTTTTTTATTTTGTCCGAAAGTTAAACGAGGCTTAACTTTTAGAGAGGAGAGGTTAATCATGGGAAGGATTACACAGCGTGACAGAGTGCTTCAGTATATCCGTACCGAAGGAAGTATCACAGCACTTGAGGCAGTTAGAGAGTTAGGAGTCCTTCAACTATCTGCTAGGTTGGTGGAATTGGAGCGAGATGGATATTTATTCATAAAAACTAAAGAGAAGTCCAAAAATAGATTTGGAGAGGATGTTTATTACATCAGATATTCATTGATGGAGTAAAGGACTATGAAGGCGATAGATTTAACAAATCAAAGATTTGGGCGATTAACTGTCATAGAGTTTTATGGCTCGATTTCAAAAGGGCAGAGCAAGCCGGTTAGATACTGGGTATGTAAATGTGATTGTGGGAATGTCGTAACTGTTTCTGCTAATTCTTTAAGGCAAGGACAAACTTTTAGTTGCGGTTGTTTGCGTAGTGAACGCCTCAAAGAAAGGAAACAAAACAATAGAAGTTTATTCTCTATTGATCGCATTGATAACAATGGAAATTATGAGCCATCGAATTGCAGATGGGTTGATAACTACATTCAGGCAAATAACAAGCGAAATATTAAACAATACACTTATAAAGGACGAACGCAATCATTAAGTCAATGGGCGCGAGAAATGGGGATAAACCTATTCACACTATATTCTCGTATCAATAGGTTAGGGTGGAGTCTGGAAGAGGCACTAACTACGGCAGCCTCATACAGTAATTGCATAGAAAGGGGTACAGCGTTTTGGCTAAAAGAGGCAGACGATTAACACGTAATGAAAAATCTTGCTTAATAGCGCAAGGACACGATGCAAGACAATATATGTTTCTATGCGATGTGAACGAAAGTTATTTCAAGGCAATTCATAAAGATGAAAAGAAAATTGTCATCGTGGATAAATACCACAAAGCAAAGAACAAATTCGATTACGGGGGTTAAGGGAATGAAGAAGTTAACGAGAAAACAGAGAAGGATGCTTCACAGATTATGGCAATGCTTTCTAAAGGCATACACGCTTTTCGCAATTGCAAGCCTGTTTTTTTTCACACCTGCATGGCGATACGGCTACGACAATATGCCAAAGGTTTTCGTGGTAATCAATTGCATATGGCTTGCGTTAGTCTGCATGGCTAACCTGGATTATTAAGGAGGTAAACGAAATGAAATTGGAGATTAAGAAACTGACGTTTGATAACTTCCGAGGTTTCGACCACAAGGAAGTTGAGTTTGATGGCAACACAAAGGTTTTGGGTGCGAATGCACAGGGCAAAACAACATTGATGTTTGGTTGGTTTTGGCTTATGAGCGGCAAGTCAGATGTACTTGCGACAAATCCTAATGTTACACCAAAGGGCATGACCGAATGCGAAAGCAGAGTTACGGCAGAGATAATTATTGATGGTAAGCCGTGTACTGTCGCAAAAAGTCAGAAGTACAAGGAAAAAGTTGATGATTCCGGCAAGGTTACATCTTCCACGACAAACAGTTACACCATCAACGGCGTTGATAAGTCCGAGAAGAATTTCATTGAGGACATGAAAGAACGTGGCGTTGACATGGATAACTTCTTGATTCTATCGCATCCATTCGCTTTTACGGCTGATACATCAAAGAAGGGCAGAGAAGAAATGCGAAAGATTCTCTTTGAAATGGTCGAGGATGTTTCAGATGCTGACATCGCAAAAGAGATAAGCGTTCCTGACGTTTCAGCGCAGCTTGAACAAGGCTACAAGATTGAAGAAGTTGAAATGATGGCAAAGCAGAATCTCAAGGCTCTTAATGATCGCGTTGGCAAGGATAACGAAATCATCAATTCAAGAATCAATGGAATGCTCGAAAGCAAGTCAAATCAGGATATCAAGGTTCTCGAAGCACAGAAGGCTGAATACGAAGCAGAGGTTGAGCGTATCGAAAACGAGATTGACAACCTTGTTCTTGGCAAATCTGACCATATGAAGAAGCTAACAGACCTCAAGGTCGAACGTGACAAGATGGTTTACGAAGCCAACAACAAACTCATGAAACAGAAAGCAGAACTTGAATCTGCGATGCGTGAGATGAAGCTTGAAATCAGCGATAAGAAATTCAAGATGGCACAGGCTGAAGATGCTTATGACAATGGCGAAAACGTGCTGACAAATGCAAGACATGACCTCGAAAAGCAGAGGGATTTATTCAAGGATGCACAAGATATGATTTTCGATGAAGCTGACACAGTTTGCCCTACTTGTATGCAAGTTTTGCCGAAAGACAAAATAGACCATTTAAAGGCTGAATTTGATAAGAAAAAGGCAGACCGCATAAAAGCACTTAAAGCATCGGGGAAAGCCTTAAACGAGCGCATAAGTACCTTAGAAAGCGAATTAAAGGCAACGAACGAGGAAATTGAGAAGTTCAAGGCAAGTATTGCCGATTCTGAACACAGGAGGCTCAAAATCGAAGCCGAAATGAATAAGATCCCGGCAAGCGTTGACATGACAATGAACGAAGATTACGTAAAGCTGACCGCACAGATTGCGAAACTTGAAGCAGAAATTCCGAAAGATTCAACACAGATAGTCGAGGAACTTAAGTCGCAGAGAAACGTCAACAAGGCGATGCTGAATCAGATTCTAGGCGAAATCGGTGCATTAGACCACAACAAGGAAATCGATAAGAAGGTCGATGAATTGCGAGAAGAACGCAAACAGGCTGAAATTCAGCGTGCAAAGACCGAAAAAATGATTCATGAGGTCGATGTTTTCAAGAAACATAAGAATGACAAGCTTTCGAGTGAAATAAATAAGCACTTCAAGATTGCACAGTTTAGGCTTTTCAAGACGTTGCGTAACGGAAATATAGAAGATGCCTGTGACGTACTTGTTAATGGCAAGGAACTCAATTCACAGCTTAATCAGAGTACGCAGGTGCTTGCGCTGACAGACATCATCGCAGGTCTGCAAGAATCAAAGCAGAGTTTTCTTCCCGTTTTCCTTGATAA